AAAGACTTACGATTATATTCCAGACTCTGTTAACGTCCCAGGTGCAGTAGTAGGTCAGTTAGATCTCAATTTTGACGCCACCTTTAATCGTGGTTTTGATAACGCTACCTGTACAATACTTTTAATCGTAGGACGTATGAGCGAGTCAGCTGGACAGACAAAGCTAGACGGTTATCTAGCGTCAACAGGTTCTACCTCGGTAAAAGCCGCGATCGAGGCAGATGCAACACTTAGCGGCGCTGTCCAAACCCTGCGCGTAACATCCGCTACCGCTGGATCTGTACAGGTGGCTAGTATCGATTACCTTGCGTATCGGTATAATGTCGAATTGATCGGCTAAATAAAAGGAGAAATAAATGGCGATCTTTATGGGTAATAAAGTAGCTGTAGTCGCAGGCACTACAACTATTACCACTTTCGTTAGCGCGGTCAGCCTGTCGCGAGAAATTGACGCCGTAGAAATTACGGCTATGACTGATTCAGTACAAAACCTAATCGGTGGTATTGAACGTCCTAGCGTAACTTTAGAGGTGTTTAACGATTTTGCTGCATCTAGCGTAAACTCAATTTTTGAGGATGCACTAGGTACAAAATTAGCTATTCAGCTAATCCCAGTATCAGGCACAGTAACAGCGACTAACCCTCGCTACTCTATGTCTGTTTTGGTTGCTCAGTGGCAGCCAATTAACGGAACTATCGATAGTCCAATGACTGCATCGATTACGCTTCCAGTAACTGCTCTTACAAAAGCTACATCTTAATTAACTAGGATAGGGGACATAAATGGCTACGCAATTAATTAAAGTAACTAAAAAAGACGGTAAAGAGGTAAATTACGAGCTTACGCCAGCGGCTAAGGTGGCTTTCGAGAGTCACTTTAAGACTGGATGGCGTAAGCGACTAATTGAGGATCAGCGTGAAAGTGATCTATGGTGGTTCGCGCATTATCTGATAACCGCTAAAGGTGAGACCACAGCTGCTCTAGATGACGATTTCTTAAATCAATATAAAGACGTAGATTTCGTCATTGACTCAAAAAATGGATAGACCGACGCGGCGACATATGGGAGGTCGCAGCTGTGTCGGTAGCGACGAGTATCTCACCTAATGAGCTACTAAAATGCGACCCTGCTATATATGCAGCTATAAAGTTTATACTGCAGGAGCAGGCTCAGGCGCGTAATAAACCGCGTTCGATGAAAGGGAGGCGCTAGTGGCTAGAGCTAGTGAGTCCATACTAATCGCTGACTTTGATAAATTAGTAAAAGAGCTAAAGGCTATTAATCCTCAATTAAGAAAAGATTTTAATAAGGGTCTTAATGAAGCTGTAAAACCTATGCAGCAATTAGCTAAAACCTTCGTACCTGGCTCTATTCAGTATCAAGATAGAGACGTATTCGCTCAACAGCCGCCAGACTACTCATCCCCTGCCTGGATAAATGACAAAGTACATAGATCTAGGGATCCTCTACGCTGGACGTGGCAACCTGCAATAGTAGCTAGAGGTATAAAGATTAGACGCACTACTATTAATAAGACGCCTTTTGGATATAACAAAGTAGCAGTCGCAGCTCTAGCTTTAGTTAACAGCACGCCAGGAGGCGCTATTTACGAGCTAGCAGGATCTGGTAAAGAGACCTCGCAGGCTAAGACAAAAAGCGTATCGCGTAACTATAAGGCTCAGGATGATTTTAGAATTTTCTTTCCAAAAGTAGCAGGCGCTCCAAAACGCCTTATTTATAAGGCTGAGGCTATATTAGGCGATAAGGTTAGAAATGAAATTACTAAGGTAATAGACCAGCGCTTATATAAGTTTATAAGAGGTGTTAAATAATGGTAATGGGTCGTAAAGAGGTAGCAGTCGATTTTATTACGCGACTAAAAGATAAAGGCTTTAAGGATTTAGATAAGGCTACAAAGAAATCGCAAGCACTATTAACAAAATTTGGAAAGGGACTAGGCCTTACTTTTGGCGCTGTAGCTATTGGCGCTTTCGTAAAAAAGTCTGTAAATCAATTCGCAACCTTAGAGAAATCTACTAAGCGCCTAGAGTCTGAATTAACTAATTTAGGTCTAGCTTTCGCTTCTTCTCTGGCTAGTGATTTTACTCGCGCTTTATCTCTGTCGTCAGGTGTCTCTCAAAATGAGCTAAATCCAGCTCTACAAAAATTAATCCAGACTACATACACGCTTACAGACGCCCAGAAATTATTAAGTCTATCTACTGAAATTAGTAGACAAAAAGGATTAGAGTTAACTGACGTTAGTAATGCCCTTTCACGCGCTTTTGTCGGTGATTATAAAGCTTTAGTAAAGCTGCGTATAGGTTATGAGACGGCTGAGCTAAAAGGTAAAGATTTCGCTGACGTACTAAAAGAGCTAGAGGCTGATTTCTCGTCTAAACAGGTAGACACTTTCGCAGACAAAATAAATAAACTAAAAATAGCTTTCGAGCAGACTCAGGTAGCAGTAGGTAAAGGATTTGTCGAGGGCTTGGAGGCATCTGGGCTTAGTATTGAGGAAACTCAAGAAAAGATGATAGCTCTGGGAGAGGCTTTTGGAACAGCTCTAGGTAAAGCTGTAGGTCTAATAGATAGGGTGTCAAGTAAATTTAATGAGCTAGCAAATAGCAGGCCTGTCCTAGCGCTATTTGATTTATTAGATCGTCTAGCAGGAATAGATTACGGCGATGCAGGTAGAGCCGCAGATGCTAAGCTCAAAGCTGATTTAGCCGCAGGTGCATTACAAAGAAAAGCATTACAGGATCAAGCTAAATTAACACAATTAGCTAAACAAGAGGCAGGTCTAGCTAAATTACGAGCCGCGGAGATAGCTAAATTAAAGCGCGAGGAATTAAAGAGAGCTGCAGAAAAGAAGCGTAGCGCAGAATTAGAAAGACTACGTAATGCTATTTCCTTTAAGTTCGATATAGATGCGATTAATTTACAGGCAGCATTACGTCGTCAACTATCACAGACAGACAGAGATCGCGTACTGCAACTATCAGCGCTAAAAATTTCAGATTATCAGACAGACGAGGAGGCTATTAAGACTCTACAGGCTGCTACTCAGGGACGTTATAACGACGCGACGAATTTAGAGAAGGTGTTACAGTTATTAAAGGCCGCAGGATACGCAGCAGATAAAACGGCTATAGACGCCTTAGCAGCTCTTAAACCTGATATTAAATTTACAGATAACCTAGACGATATAAAAAATGCCTTAAAAGCTCTCATAGAGGGTAAGTACACTATAAATATAGGCGCGACTATTACGATGCCTGCTATACCTGGTATTACTAACGGTGGGACTGTTACGGCTAAACCTGATCCATCAAGGGTAAGAAAATACGACGAGGATACGAGTAAAGATTTAGAGCCTGGTAAACCTCCTGTTGTTAGACCTCCTTATATTGATTTACCTGGAGAACAAGCTGGCGAACCTTTTAAGAGACCTTTTGTACCTGATTTAGGAAGTTTTAGATTCTTTGAGGAAAATGAAGATAGTTCTTTAAGAAACCTTTATGATAAAACCTCAGTACCATCTAATTTTGACGTATCATCGTCTAGGTATTTTGAGGAGACAGGCCGCAGCGCTAGAGGTATGGCTACGCCATCGTTTTTTGATCCTGCAGGGTTTAGAGCTAGAGATGAAGGCGTTACGATAAACGTAAATGTCCAGGGATCAGTAGTAGCTCAAAATGATTTAGTAGCAGCTGTAACCGATGCTGTATATGCGACACAGCGGACAGGTAATAACATACTCTTAGAGGGTATCTAATGAGTACAGGCGCGATATTTACCTGCACTATCGACTTTAGCAACGGCGCTAACTTTGACCCTAGTCTAGTACTTGATGATCCATCCACACCGCTAGACCAGTCTGTATTAGGTACTAGCGCATCTGAAATCGTAGACGTAAGCCAATACGTGTTACGAGCTGGTATAAGACGAGCCTATAACCGTACCTCTGACAGCTTTACCGCTGGTAATGCTGCAGTGCGTTTAATTGACGAGACAGGTTTATTTAATCCTGCCAATACGAGTAGCGCTCTATACGGAAAAATTTTACCGATGCGTAAGATACGTTTTATAGGTACGTTCGCAGGCCAGGAATACGCTTTAGGATCTATGTATGTACAGTCGTGGAAATACACTTCTCCTACAGGGTTTGACCCTGCCTTTGTCGATCTAAACTGCGTCGATGGATTTCAACTATTAAACCTTGCATCTGTAGGTACTGTTACAGGCGGTACGGCTGGACAGACTACAGCGCAGCGCATTACTAGCATCTTAGACGCCGCTGAGTGGCCTGGCGGTATGCGTGCTATATCTACGACCAGTACCACTACGGTACAGGCTGATACAGGTACTACTAGGACAGCCCTAGCAGCCTGTCAGACGGTCGAGGCTACAGATCTAGGAGCCTTTTATATTAACCAGCAAGGCTACGCCACCTTTAAGTCTAGGCAGGACATAATTACAGCCTCTGGCGGTACGTCTACTGTCTTTAGCGACTCTGGTCTACCAGGCACTATTACATATCAAAAGGTAGCTTTCGACTTATCAGATTTTGGACTTATAAATAGCTGCACTGTTACACGCACTGGCGGTACGCCACAGACCGTAAATAATCTAGACAGTATCGACACATTTTTTAAGCATACTCGTAACCGTAGCTCGATAGCGCAGACTGATACGGATGCCTTAAATCAGGCACTTATGATCGTAGCAAGTCGCCAGGAGGTAGGAGCAGACCTACGACTAGAGGCTATAACTTTAGATGCATATGATGGAGCAAGTCCAAGCCGCGTTACTGCAGCTTTAGAGCTAGACGTCTATGATCCGATTACTGTTATACAGGTACTGCAAGGTGGTAACGTAGAGAGCGATACCGTAATTACTGGCGTCTCTTACGACATTACCCCTAATTCGTTTAACACTACTTTTACCACCGCGCAACCGTTCGCGAGTGGCTTCGTGCTAGACTCTCTAGTAGATGGCCTACTGGATGAGGACTCGCTCGCTTACTAAGGAGATATAAATGGCTGCAGGTTTAGGATTTAAGACGTTTAACACTGGTGAGGTGTTGACCAGTGCGGACGTCAATGGTTATTTAATGCAAGGCGTCTTAGTTTTTGCTAGTGAAGCTGCTAGAGATGCTGCTATAACATCACCGCAAGAGGGACAGTTCGCATACACAAAAGATAATAATAGTCTCTGGTATTACACAGGCAGCGCGTGGGCAGCAAGTGGCGCGACAGGCGATATAGAGGGCGTAACAGCTGGTACAGGTATTAGCGGCGGTGGCACTAGCGGCACAGTAACTATTACTAATTCTATGGCTACTGCAATAGATGCTAAAGGTGATTTAGTAGTTGGAACTGGTGCAGATACTTTTGCACGTCTAGCAGTTGGCACAAACGGCCACACACTTGTAGCGGATAGTGTAGAGGCTACTGGCCTCAAGTGGGCTGCGCCTGCTGGTGGAAAAGTGTTGCAAGTTGTTCAAGCGACATATAGCACAGCTACTACCAACGCAACTTCTACTTATGCTGATACTGGTTTATCAGCGACAATAACACCAAGCACAACTGGAAGCAGAATCTTATGTATGATTTATCACCCAATGCGCAGAGGCGGCGGAAACGCAAATAATAAACTTGGCATCAGATTAGTCAGGACTAGCACAACAATTCACCAGAGCCCAGATTTATTATATACAGATACCTTAGCAGCTCACGAAGCAGATGGCGCTTATTCTTTGGCTTATCTTGATAGTCCATCAACGACCTCTGCAACAACATATAAGACAACATTTGCCAGCGTAGCAAATACTTCCGCAGTTGTTGTTCAAGTAGATTCTAGAACGGCTGTAATGATTTTGACAGAAATTGGAGCATAAGATGGCACAGGCTTATCAAGTTTTAGAAATGCTTTGTCCTGAAGGTGGTTACATTATCGTTGGTGAAGATTTTGATAACATTACTTGGGTAGATGAAAGACCGCGCTGCACTAAAGCACAATTTGAAGCAGGCTTTGCTCAATATGATTCTTGGAAAGCCGAGCAAGCCCAAGCAAAGGCCACTCAAAAGGCAGCCTTGCTTGATCGGCTAGGGATTACTGAGGATGAGGCTAAACTGCTTCTAGCATAATCTTGAGGGATAGTTCCTCAAGAATCAGCACTGTAACCATCTTGAGGTATAGTTCCTGTCTATGGTAGACGACATTTATCCCATAACTAGAACTATTGACGATCAAATAGACGACTTTGAGGCTGTAGGCTTATAGTTATGGAAAAAAGCGCTAACGGATGGCCTGCCTCTGCAGATGCAGATGCGATTAACATAGTTCGTAAGCGCGTCCCTGGTACAGATCTAAAACTACGTGTAGCTAAACCTGTAGCGCCTTTACTAATTGGTTTTGCTGCAGAATTTCATAAGCTAGTCGAGCCTATAGATGAAAGTAAAACCCTGGACGACTGGGGCTATTGCTATCGCAAGGTTAGAGGATCTAATACCGTAGTTTCTAATCACAGTAGCGGTACAGCTATTGATCTTAATGC